GTGGAGTTCAATGAAAAAGTCCTTGTTGAACTTATTATGAAATATTATCTAGATTTTAGAAGAACTTTAAATGAATTACAGCGTTATAGCACCAGCGGAAGTATTGATAGCGGTATCCTTAGTTTGCTTTCCGATTCTGATTTTAACGCTCTTATTAATGCATTAAAGGAAAAGAACTTTACTAAGGTTCGTAAATGGGTTGTTGATACAAGTCATACAGATGCTAGAACAATATATAGAAAGTTATATGATAATTTGCACGAGCATTTAACACCAGCAGGATTGCCCCCAATAATTTTATTGTTAGCAGATTATCAATATAAGAGTGCATTTGCTGCTGATCAAGACATAAATCTTACAGCATGTTTAATTGAGATTATGATAGAAGGACAATGGCAATAAATCCGTTCGATTTTGTAAATGATATTAATTATAAGAAAAAAGATATACTAAGTAATGACTTTGATAATGAGTTAGAAAGTCAATATAAAGCGTTTCTTGTTAATCGATCTTTAAGCTTTAATTTCGATACTATCCTTCAAGCCAATGAAATGAACACCAGAACTCATCTGGATAATAAACTTCAATACCACTATTTGCTAAATATTATCAGACCCAAGAATAGATTTGGTCGATGGTTAAAAGCAGAGAAGTATGAAGCCATAGATTTAATTGTTGAATATTATGGATACAGCCTTCAAAAAGCAAGAGAGGTTGTAGATATCTTCAGTGATGAGGATCTGAATACTCTTAGGCAAGAATTATTTACAGGTGGTTTGAAGGAGAACAATGAGCGTAGAGATAGATTCTCTCGTTGAAATCAAGTTAAAGCAGCCCGACGATTTTTTAAAAGTAAAAGAAACATTAACGAGAATAGGTGTAGCATCTAAGAAGGATAAGATTTTATATCAATCTTGTCATATTCTTCATAAGCAAGCTAGATATTACATTGTACATTTTAAAGAATTGTTTATGTTGGATGGAAAACCTTCCAATTTTTCGGATAATGATGCCGCAAGGCGAAATACAATAGTTAATTTATTAGCCGAATGGGATCTGGTACAAAAAGTTGATAATGATAATATTAATGAAGATGATGTAGTTCCAATTAATCAATTAAAGATTATATCTTTTAAGCTTAAAGATGAATGGGAACTAGTTGCGAAATATAATATAGGTAATAAAAAGAATGACGACACTAAGTTTGAAAGCTCATAAATTATATCCCGACGTAACCCTTCCAACATTTTCAACACGAGGCTCTGCATGTTTTGATATACATGCTTATTATACTCCTGAAATAGGATGTAAATTTTGGAATGACGATAGGAAAAAATTTATTGAAAGACATGATAAGAATATAGTAATACATCCTTTTCAAAGAGTCCTTGTTCCTACAGGGATAATTTTAGATATTCCAGCGGGATATTCAGTAAGAATACATCCAAGATCTGGCACTGCGATTAAACAAGGTATGAGTTTTATTAATTGTGAAGGAGTGATTGATTTTGATTATATCGATCCGTTAATGATTCCTGTAATAAACTTATCAGACGTTCAATCAATTGTTATAAATAACAATGATAGAATTGCACAGGGCGAACTTGTGCGATTACAACAATATAATATCGAAGAAATTAGCTCGCCTCCTAAACAAAAAACCAGCCGAACAGGTGGTTTTGGGAGTACTGGCAAATGAGTAGATTTAAAGTTTTAGGGCACAGTTACGACTTAGAAATATACGAAGAAGTTTTAACTGATCCCAAAAAAGGTACTATTGAATTCGACGAGGTCGGAGTGTATAGTGCCAATTCCATATTACATTTAATATGGATAGTGCTCAAACACAGATTTGGGCATTTTATAGCCGGAGAAGGTTGGAGAGATTAATTCTTGACCTTTTCTTTTCATATCATTAGGAATTGCTTGCGTAAGGATTCTTAATGTTTTTACTAAACGTCTTTGCTTAAAGAAGGAGGACATATGTTAACGACTAACGCACTTTCTGTATTCCCCACCCACAAACAATTTGAACAAGCATTAGGATTATCCGTTGGATTTGATTCAATGTTTGATAGACTTTTTGAATGTAATCAACAAAACCAATCTTCTGGTTATCCACCTTATAACTTGAAAAAAGATGGAGAACATTATATAATAGAGTTAGCAGTTGCAGGACTCAGCGAAAAAGATATTAAGGTACATGTTGAGGATAAGGTATTAACTGTTAGCAGTGATACAGAAAAATCTGAAGAAGATTATCTTCATCAGGGTATTGCCCGGCGCTCATTTAAGAGGTCCTGGACTTTATCTGATGATATGATAGTTAACAGCGCGGAAATGACTAGCGGAATGTTAATTATCACCTTAGAAAGAGTTATTCCTGAGGATAAGAAATCTAGACAGATCCCAATTGTTACGAAATAATTTTCGTAAATTTTATAAGAGGGTGTGTTATAAATATGCTATATAGAAATATGCTCATAACTAACCCTCTTTTAGGATTATAGAATGAAATCAATATTAAAAACAGAAGAGGATATTAGGGTATCTCCTAATTTTACTCTTCCTGAATTAGTGAAAAGTTCAACAGCAGAAAGAATGGGATTGAATAATTGGCCAGAAGATGATCAAATTCTGATTAACCTTACTAACGTTGCAAATCATATTTTACAACCGGTAAGAGATGAATTCGGGCCAGTTCGAATTAATAGTGGTTATAGAGGACCGGCTTTAAACAAAGCAGTTGGTGGATCTAAAACTAGTCAACATTGTTTTGGAGAAGCAGCTGATTTTGAAAGTTCCAGAATAGGTAATTATAAATTATCACGCTGGATTAAAGAAAATTTAGAATTTGATCAATTAATTTTAGAATTTTATACTCAAGGCGTACCTAGCAGCGGATGGGTCCACTGTTCATATAAAACAAATGGTCAAAACCGCGGAAAAATTAATACAGCCCTGAGAATAAAAGGAAAAACAGTATATAAAAATGGACTGATTCAATGAAACGATTATTGATATTTCCACTTTTGGTATATCTCCAATTTCTATATTTTATTGGAGCATATATGTCCAGAAGTTGGGTAGATGATCAAATATTATGGTGTTATAAGAAATTAAAATCTTATGGACACGATGTGGAATACAATTATTTTGATAAATGAAATTTTATACAAATGTACACCAAATTGGTGATCATGTTTTAGTTAGAGGTTATGAAAACGGAAAACGTTTTGATGATCGCATTGAATATCATCCCACAGTTTTTATCCCCGCAAAAGAAAAATCAAATTATTCAACTATTGATGGAAAATCTTTATCACCCATCAAACCGGGTACAATAAAAGAAACAAGAGAATTTATTCGAAAATATGACGGGGTAGAAAACTTTCAAATTTATGGAATGACTGCTTGGAGATATAATTATATTTACGAAGAGTATCCCAAAGATAGAGGTATTGATTATGACTTTTTACAACTCATAGTCGCAAGTATTGATATTGAGGTTGCTTCAGAACATGGTTTTCCAGATCCAGTTTCAGCCACTGAAGAAATTCAAGCCATCACTGTTGGAGCAAATGAAAAATATTTTGTATTTGGTTGCGGCGATTATAATAATACTAATCCGAGTGTTAAATATTTTCACTGCGCTGATGAAAATCATTTAGTTCAAGAATTTCTTTCTTTTTGGGAAAAGTTAGCTCCTGATATAGTTACAGGGTGGAATATTCAGGGTTTTGATATTCCATATTTGGTTAATAGAATTTCTAGATTGTTTGATAATAAGGCTGTTAAAAGATTATCACCTTGGAGATTGGTTAATGAACGTTCAACAACTTTCAGAGGTAGAGAAACAATTTTTCATGATCTTATTGGAATATCTGTAATTGATTATATCGACGTATATAGAAGAAATTCTCCGCCGGCGGAAAGTTATAGATTAGATTATATTGCTTCTGTTGAATTAGGAGAAAGAAAATTATCGTTTGAAGAGTATGGAAATCTTTATACATTATATAAAGAGAATTATCAATTGTTTATTGATTATAATATTAAAGATGCTCAGCTTGTAGAACGATTGGAAGAAAAGAAAAAATTGATAGAAATGGTGGTTGCGTTAGCTTATGAGGCTAAGGTAAATTTTCAAGATACATTTGGAATGGTAATGATGTGGGAGGTTATTCTCGCGAATGATTTAATGAATAGAAATATAATAGTTCCACCCAAGAAAGATCATACAAAAAATTCAGCATATGTTGGA